GAGCTTAGAGAACTATTCAAACGAGCAACTGCAAGAACTCGCACTGCTCACCAAGACGCTTGCTGAAGACAAGAATACTCGTAAAGAGTTTCTGCGTCTGACTAAGAAGATTCGTCCCGACCTTCCCATTCCTGAACTGGAAGTGGAAGAAACCTCCGCTCAGTACATGGCGGCAGCCGATGCCAAGATTGCGGCAATGGAAGCCAGACTTGCTGAGAAAGAGGCACGGGAAGAACTCAACAATCGTCGCAACAAGATCAAGAACACTGGCAAGGCAAAGTCTGATGAGGACGTTGCTGAGATTGAGAAAGTGATGCTTGAGAAGAAGATTGCCGATCATGAGACGGCGGCAGATTACTGGCAGTGGATGAAGCAAGCAGCAGCACCCACTCCCAGTGCTTTCCCGAAGCCTGTGATGCAGCAATTTGATACAACTGGTTTTATGAAGAACCCAATCGTGGCGGCAAGGGATGCTGCTCACCAAGCTCTAGCCGAGCTGCGTGGCAACCCCCGTCCTATTGGCCTGTAATACAAAATGGGGCTTTTAACTTTTAGTCGGAGAATGATATGGCTATAGGCGGCGGCATCATTCCAGTTTCGGGTAGTTCACAGTACAACGAGTTGACCTATGTCACTCGCCGTGCCTTCATCCCGAAAATGGTGGTGCAAATCTACAACTCGACACCACTAATGGCGGCGCTGATCGCAAATAGTCAGCAGGCTTCCGGCGGTGTGTCCTCGGTGACTGTCCCCGTTCAGGGCGCACAGTTTGTCAATGCTCAGTGGTCTGACTACTCTGGTTCGTTCGCTCAACCGAGCGTTCAGCAGGGTGCTTACAACGCTGAGTTCAACCTCAAGCTGATGATTACCCCCGTGCCGTTCCTCGGCATGGAAGGTGCAGTTCAGCAGGACTACGCTATTGTCCCCCTGATCGAGGCTCGTATGAACGATGCGACCAACGTCATGCTGGACGCAATGGCTTACAGCCTGTACAACAACAGCACCAACACTCAGCAGTTTACCGGACTTCCCGCAGCGATTTCCGCTACCGGAACATACGGAAACATTGACCGTACTAGTTACACTTGGTGGCAGTCCAAGGCTTATGCCGCTGGTTCCGTCAACCCCACCCGTCAGAACCTGCTCCAGTACATCTCTGGAACTGTGAAGAACAGTGCAGAAGTACCGAGCTTTGGCGTGTGCGGATTCGGTACTTGGACTCTGCTGGCTCAAGACTTTGTCGGTCAAGAGCAGTACGTCATCACCCCCGGTTCAGCATTTACCAGCGACCCCAACGGCGCACAAGCAGCTTTCCGTGCCTTGATGGTTGCCGGTGTGCCCATCTATCCTGATCCCTACTGCCCAGAGGGAACTCTCTACCTGATTAACAATAACTACCTGTCGCTCTACATCCACGAGCAGGGTTCGTTTGCGTTCACGGGCTTTGAGTCCACGCTCCCCAACTGGCAGATCGGTTATGTTGGCGCAGTGCTGATGATCGCAGAACTCGTATCCACGAAGCCCAAGTCGATGACTGTGGTCAGTGGTTACAACTACCTCAGCCTGTAAGGAGAGAAAAAAATGACATTGGCTCTTAACAAAATTGTTCTCTCTGGCGCCAACGCTAACTCGGCTGGTGCCTATTTTCAGGTAGCGCTTCTTAACGTTAATGCAAGCACAACGCTGTTGATCCCGGCAGGTACGTACCTCCTGCCCAACACGGCTAACGTCAACGTGCAAATCCAGACTGCTTCTACTGGAAACACGTGGTCGCTCCTGCTTGCAAACAACACGGGCGGTATGCTTATCTCCGATGGTGTGAACGTGCGTCTGAACAACGCTGAGGCTAACGCCAAGTCCATCACCTCGCTGACGATCAACCCGTCTACTAACGCAACCGGTCAGTACAACACCTAAGGAGAACTGACATGGATGCAAACGCCGTAGCCACAAACTACCCTGACGAGTTTGGTAATCGTCGCCTCTCCCTGAAGCAGACTGTCAGTCTTGCTGCCACGGGCGATGTGACGACCCTTGTCGTTCAGGAGGCAACTAAGTTCATCGTGCGGCGCATCACCCTGTCTAACTTCTCTGGTACGGCAAACGCAAACGTAGGCGTCTTCACCGCTGCTAGCGGTGGAGGCACTGCGATTGTTTCGGATGCCGCCCTTGGCGCTAACGCAGTATCAGGTAAGTTTGTAGACCTGACGCTTGCTACCGCCGCCAATGCGAACGTTCAGACGGCTCGTGTGTTGTATGTAAACGTATCAACGGGCAACGTTGCACAAACGTGTGACATTGCTTTGTACGGCGACATTGTCGCCCTGTAAAGGCCACTTATCAGCCCCGGTGGGAATGGATGCCCGTTAGAGTGAGTAATCACTCTTTCGGGTTGAAGTTCTAAAATAATGGAGTCTCAATGGCAACGCTGTCAGGTTACATTACAGAAGTGCGGCGCTTGCTCCACGACGCCAATGGAAACTTTTGGTCTAACCAAGACCTAACCGCATACATCAATTCTGCCCGTGAAAGAACGGTGCGGGATACTGGTTGCCTGCGCTATATCCGTCAGGTCAACCTTCTACAGAACGTAGAAACATTTAATCTCAACGACCTTCCCAACGGATACTTGGGTAGTGTTACAGTTACGAGTGCCGGGTCAGGCTACACGACAGCACCTACGGTCACAGTATCGTCACCAAGCTCTGCACTCGGCGTCCCCGCTACTGCCGTTGCCGTTCTAAACACAACTGGTGGCGTTGCCTCGATCGCCGTTACCAACCCCGGCTCTGGCTACTCTGTTGCCCCCACAATCACGCTGACTGGCAATGCCACGGCTACTGGGACGCTTTCTACAACGCCTAGCCGCAACCTTGATACGCTGAACGTCAACATCTACTGGGGTAACAGTCGGGTGCCTTTGATGTACCGTCCGTGGACTCAGTTCAACACAGAGCTGCGCTACTGGCAGAACTACGTTGGCAGACCCATTGCTTTCTCCTACTACGGGCAGAATCAAATCTATGTGCAGCCCGTTCCTGACCAGACCTACGTGGCTGAGTTGGATACGGTTGTCCTGCCAGACGAGTTGGTGGCTGACAACACCGTAGACGTCATCCAAGACCCCTACACGAGCGTGGTTAAGTTCTATGCTGCCTACCTAGCCAAGTACCAAGAGCAAGCCTATGGCGAGGCTGAAATCTTCAAGGCAGAGTACAAGTCACAGGTGCAGTCGGTTCTTAACAGCACCTTCACCCGTCGTATGTATAGCCCGTATTCGTTTAGCGATAGGTAAGACATGGCGCAACCCGCTGAACAACAAAAGCGGTATCACGTCAGTAAAGATTTTAAGGGCGTCAATACCAAGGCAAACAGAACCGCAATCGGGCAGGATGAGTTCTCCTATCTTGAGAACGCTATGCCCGTCGGTTTTGCCAACCTCAAGATCACGCCAGCGGCTAACACCGTTGCCAACGTTGCCTTCTCCTCCAACGTCGTCAGCCTACACTCGGTAAGCCTGAGCATCGCTAATGTGGCATCAGACATCGTCATTGCCATGCTTGACAACGGTGCCTGTCAGTATGTCAACCTGACGGCTGGCAACACCCTAGGCAACATCGCCAATGCGTCAACTTTCTCCAATAGTGGTGTGCAGGTCACACAGTGGAAGAACGAGAGGGCGCTCTTCATAGACCCCGTAAAGGGCTACAAAACGTGGAATGGTGCGAACCTTGTTAGCGTAGGGAGCGTGCTTTCTGTAACCATCACTTCTGGCGGTTCGGGTTACACCTCTGCGCCCAACGTAGTCATCAGTGCGCCGGGAGAAACGGGTGGCGTACAGGCGACTGCGACTGCGACCCTCTCGGGCAATGCTGTAAGCTCCGTAACGATAACGAACCCCGGTTCCGGCTACACCAGCGCTCCAAATGTCAGTTTCTCGACAGGTAACGCTACCGCCACCTCCACGCTTTTCTCTCAAGTCGGCTCCTCTATTGCTACGTTTTCGGGTCGGGTTTGGATCGCAGATAAGAGGACAGTCTACTACTCAGCCGCTGACTCTTACAATGACTTTGGCTCGGTGTCGGCTGGCAACATCACCATCACCGACTCTACGCTGCACAACGACATCACCCAGTTAGTGAGCGCTAACAACTTCTTGTATGTCTTTGGCTCAGACAGCATCAATGTGTTCTCAGATGTCAGGGTCAGCAGCGTCAATGGCTCTACGCTTTTCTCCAACA